AATAAGCCATCGGACTTGACAGGACGTATTAATTCTGATACAATTATTCTTAGAGTAATAACTGGATAACTTAAAATGATTTTAGTAGACCTGAATCAAGTGATGATTTCAAACTTGATGATGCAATTGAATTCGAATGCATCTAATCCTATTGACGAGAATTTAATTCGCCACATGGTGCTGAACAGCATTCGAATGTACAATGTCAAATTCAAAGACACGTATGGCGATATCGTCATTTGTTGCGATGATAAAAAGTACTGGCGCAGAGACTTCTTTCCGTACTACAAAGCAGGTCGTAAGAAAGACAGGGATGCGTCTCCGTTTGACTGGAACCTAATCTTTGAAACATTGAACAAAGTACGTGACGAAATCAAAGAACACTTTCCGTACAAGGTAATTCAAGTTGACAAGACCGAAGCTGATGATGTTATCGCAACATTGACACAAAAATTTGGTGTTCAATTGAAGAACAGTACTACTGAGAAGATTCTGATTCTGTCTAGCGACAAAGACTTCATGCAATTGCAGAAGTTCGCAAACGTAGAACAGTTCAGTCCAATGGGTAAGAAGTTCTTGAAGTGTGGTGATCCTGACAAGTTCTTGAAAGAACACATCTTCAAGGGCGATAGAAGTGATGGTATTCCTAATTTCCTGTCTTGCGATGACACATTTGTCACCGAGGCACGTCAAAAACCTGTAACTGAGAAAAAACTAAATAAGTGGTTAGAAGAAGAACCTGAGTCTTTTTGTGATGAAGTGATGCTGAGAAATTACAAGCGAAACGAATTGCTGATTGACCTGTCGAAGATTCCGACTGAGTACCAAGAGAAGATTCTTGATGCTTATGACAATGCCCCTAAACGTGGTAGGGAAAAACTACTTAATTATTTTATCCAAAACCGCATGAAGCAGTTGATGGAACACATACAGGAATTTTAAAATGGCTATCGATATTAGTAAGATGACTTTGCCCGAGTTGCTACAACATGTTGCTGATTTACCAGCGGCAAAGAAAGCAAACTCACTCAAGCAAATTGCGAATCTGACACCAGAGTTGAAAACAGTATTGCAATACACCTTTCACAAGAATATTGTGTTTGATCTGCCAGCGGGTGTGCCACCGTACAAGCCTATGGAAACACCAGGCAATTGGGGTCACAATCGTTTGCCGAAAGAATTGAGAAAGTTTCAATACTTTTTCAAGGGAAGTAACTTGAATCCTATCAAGCGTGAATCAATTTTTATTGAGGTTCTCGAAACAGTTTCTCCTGAAGAGGCTAAACTTGTTCTAATGATTAAAGATAAAAAACTTACGTACAAGGGCATCAATCGAAAACTAATCGAGGAAGCGTTGCCTGAAATTTTGCAGGGAGAATCAGAGTAACAAAATGGCCAAAACAAAAAAGTATTCTAGTTTCCGAGACTTCTATGAAGACGAAGGTCGTAAAGGGAAACCGAAATTGGACGAATCTAAAAAACAAAAAGATAAGTTCAAGCACCAAACAAAGTTTATTGATCCTAAGAATCTCAATGATGATGATTGGGATGAGTTTGAAGAATTTGACGAAGTAAAATAATTTATTGAGAGTATATTATGAAAAAAGAATTGGATGAAGCACTAGTAGCAAAGTACCCAAAGATTTTTAAGTATCGTCATGCGCCGATGACACATACTGCTATGTGTTGGGGTTTTGATTGTGGCGATGGTTGGTACAACATTGTTGATGTATTGTGTTCAAACATTCAACATCATGTGGATCAAAAACGTAAAGACCGTGCAAAAGCATTGCGATTCAATCGTGCATTGAAACGTGCATTGGCTGGAGACACACATCCACTTCAAATGCATTTTAGTTTTGGTAGCAAAACAGAACCAACTTCATTTGGCATTGAATATGCAAACAAAGCAATTGAAAGCGCAAAGTTCAAAGAAGTTCCTCCACGTATGCCATATATCACAGCAAGTCAAGTGAAAGAAAAGTTTGGCGGACTGCGATTCTATACAAATGGTTTTACAGATACAATTGATGGAATGATTCGTATGGCAGAATCAATGTCATATCGTACATGTGAAGTGTGTGGTAATCCTGGTCGTTCAAACAACTACGGATGGATTTCAACATTGTGCGATACACACCGATTAGAACGTGGTGAAGACTTGCCGCAAAACGAGGAACTAGAGTCCGAAGATTGAATACAAAAGTACTAAAAACCCCTTCCAAGCCGTCTTTGACGGCTTTTTTGTTGTCTTTTTACAACAAAGTGCGAAATAATCGTTGACGTACCATTCGAACCCTGTATAATAGATTCTGTAGTGAGTGAGATTAATAGGAGATTTAAATGCTTACAGTTTTGACAATTTTGATGGGTTTGTTTGTAGTGATGGTTTTGTTCGGTGCCGCAGTTAGTGGCTCTGTTAAGACCCTCGGCTGATTTTAATTTTTAAGGAAAAGAAAATGATTGACGGATTTAACGAATACCTCGAATGCATCAAAGCTGACTATGTTAAATGGCATGGTGACAGTCCCTCCGAAATTCAAAAAGCAATGGCACAAGAATTTTGCGATTCCTTGTCCTATGAAGTTGGTCGTAGTTACATCAAGGTAATTACTGGTCGTGCTGGTAGCGGTCGTTCCGTGCATTCATTCGTGTGTTTGCGTGACATGGGCAAGTTCACAAAGGGTGACATTCTGAAAGCGGCTGGTTGGTCGGCTCCTGCAAAGAATTTTGCACGTGGTAACACGATGGCCAGAACTTTCCAGAACATCCGTTGGACTGGAGCGATGTGAATACCAAAGTATTCAGTTGCAAAAAAACAACAGAATTGAAAATAGTTGTTGACATGGTTCTCCATTGTGGTATAATAGAATCTTAGACAGTAAAGAAAAGAGTTCAAAAAATGCGTACTAAAACCTACATTCAAGGCTTCAAAAATTCACAGAAAATTCGTGTGATGTTTGACGGAATTGGTGTCTACACCACTGTTGCTGGTGTGTCGAGTGTGTTTGCTACATACACCCATTCACAAGCGGCTAATGATGCTCTGTTGCGTTTGTCTTACATGCGTTACATGGCACAAAAAGATGGTGCGTTGGTTCCCACAGGTGTTGGTATGACAAGTTACAATACCTCGCAAGTTGGTACGCAAGTTCAAGTTGATTTGATTTAAGGAAATAAAATGACTACATTATCACATGATATCTCTTACGGAATGTTTAGCGAAGTCGGTAACTTAGCCGTTCATGGTATTGTTGTTGCCGCAGTAACAATGAACCTGACATGGCCAGAAACTTACAAGTGCCTCAACATGTTGGCCAAAAATGATTACAGCAAATTTGGTGAAGCGATGGACACTACAGTTCGGGAATGTGTTTATAATACTTGCGGTTTTACTTCTGACTTTTATGGTGCTTAATATGATTACATACAAATTTTATGTTGGTAAAGATGTTTATGAATTCGCCGCAGAGTCTAAACTGAATGCGATGGAAATGTGCAATCGTCAAGTGATTGATAAATTAGATTTGCATCCTATGGCTTGGTTTGACGCTGGTCAGAATGCATTTTCATGTCAGTCTGGTAACTTTTTTGATTAAGGAAACAAAATGAAAATCGAAACAGCAATTGGTATTCTGAATAAAGAACGTGAATTTTTGGGTATGGGTTTCTTGGAGTTGTTGCAAGATATCCAACTTGAGGGTAAGATGGTTTACTCTGAAAAGACTATGGAAGCATTCGAGCGATTCATGGTTGACGGGCGCAAGATGTTTGCACCTGTTGCAGAATAACAACAGATTCAAAAATAATTGTTGACATATCAAACGAACCCTGTATAATTAATTCTGTTGAGTTGATAAAGGAATTGAAATGAGAACAGCAAACGAACAAACCCTCTGGGAAATCCAAGCATACGGTGCCAAGAAATCCGAAATCCTTGAGTCTGTACAAGATTCAATTAGTTTCCAACTTTCTGGTCCCGGTATGGTGATTTCGAGTTACCTTTCTGATGCACAGGAAGTGATGCAGTCGGGTAGTGAACGTGCGTTGAACGATGCAAGGCAGTATATTAATATTGCCAAAATGTTGATGATGGAATTTGAATTAGGTTTTAAGGAGAGATAATATGACTAATTTTATTAATGTTGCAGATATGATTGCCGCTTTGTCCGCTTTGCCAGCCGATGCTCGGTTGGTTGTGACACAGACTGGTTACTACTGTTATGACGATTTTGCGGATTGTTTTTTGCCGCGGCCTGCTGGCGATGACAACGATGGTGCTCCATTGTTCGCAATAGGTCATTCACACCAAAGCTATTGAAGGACTAAATATATGATGATAGTTATCCGCACTCAGTACCACGAAAATTATGGCGCACATGATTGGGATGGTACAGGTGAGTGCCCTCAGTATTGGAAAGCTAAAGGCGGTACCGAGTATAAGATACTTGACGTTCCCCTTAACATAGACTATAATGAGTTTGTGAAGTTTGCATTGACTGGCATTGAAACGGATACAGATTATTCTAGCGAGTACATGGTCGATTGGTCTATGGAAAGTGATGACTATCTTTCATGGTTTGAACGGTCTCAGTTACAGTTTGATGGTGCTATCACTAGCAAAGAACCAGCAATGACGTATCAAGAAGTTTTGAATAAACAAAAGGAACTAGCATGAGTAAAATGGCAGAATTGGCGATGGAGATTGAACAGTTGTATCTTGAGGGGTATAATGAATTCACGATTGCGACAATGCTTAATATACCAGTGGAATTGGTAGACAATTTTGTTGCAAGTTTTATGGAAGTAGGGTATAATGAAAGCATGGACGGAGACTTTGATTCCGCTATGGCTTCAGCAGGAATGGGAACAGACGAGGATTACG